GCATGCGGACTGCAGGCAGAGAAAACTGGCCGATTTTCTCTGCACTGGAGGGATAATACAAGACCCGATTATACTCGGTCAGACTTTTCGCCAGTTGAATGCGCCAGTGGATGAACGCCCGTTGTGGCCAGATACCGGTAAACAACATTGCCAGTAAAGAGCCGAGGATCACATCGCCGCTTCGCCATAACGCCGTATCAATTTCACCTGTCGGGGAACCCACAACAATTGCCAGCGTCACCCCAATCAATAATCCTTGATACGGTTTCTTGCCCAGCGCCAGCCAACCGCAAAGAAACATCGCCGCCGCGCACCAGACTAACATCAGCGGTAACGAAATTAACTCCAGTTGCAGAGCGATAAGACCTAAAATCGAACCCAACACCGTACCGCCAATACGTTCGAAGGCACGAGGGACAACGTTCCCCCAGAACGAGATTGGCCCCATAATCACCACCATGGTGACCAGCGGCCAGGTGCTTTCCGGGATAGTAAACAGGCGGATAATGAGAAAAGTGAGCAGGAATGCCAGCGCGACCCGAGTACCATGCACAATGCGGTAATGGCGGTATACCCGGATTTCAAACGGGCTTAATGACTTATCGGCACGCACGCAGAAACTCCGTAATGAAGATGAAAAGCGCTCATAACACATCTGTCGGCCAGAAGGCGCGCCTCTGAGTTATCCTACGGACATACCGGGAACAGTGTAATTTCCCGGCAGGAGCGAAAAATTTGAAAGGCGCATCTTACTCTTTTCGCTTTCAAAAAAAGAGTGGTCTTCGCGTTAACACACCGCCCTGAGATGAATTAGTGATGTTTTGGCTGCACCGCAACATACATTTCGATATCCCAGTACCCATCTTCCGCGCCATTGTTCAAGTAAACCTCGAAGCAGGGCTTTGGTAACATTTCATAAGCACTGTCCTGCAAGAGGCTATTAAAGAACTGATACCAGGGTTTAGCAAAATCATCACCGACTACACGAGCCACCGCCACCGCATACTGACCACCTAAAATTTCTGTCAGAATGACGCCCTCACTGTTGTCGGGGAGCGTAAAGTTATTCGGCACCGTCACGACGGTGTCGCAGCGTAATTTTTCGGCGGGTGTTTCATCTGGATTGTCGTAATAGACAGCAACCCACTCCTTCGGCACAATATTTTTGTTATCTACCCACATCATCAACTGCTCAAAGCCTTTCTTTACCGTCTGTTCCCACGGGCCAACAAGATGGAAACCTGCAACGGTACGTTTATCTTCCTGCTTAATCTCGTAGTTCATGACGCCTCCACTAACACTGTTTTTATATACAGTATAGTTGCAATATTAAAACCACAAGGAATGAGTGTTGATTATGCGAGCAGACTCGCACTCCTGCCAGTCTGCTGCAAAAGAAAGGTCAGGCCTTATGGTGGAAATAATCACTCAGGCGGGAAAACATGCTGCCTTCCCCGACAGATTCCAGGGTAACCAGCGGCCAGTGCGCCACCTGTTTATCACGGTCGTAAAGTTCAATTTCCCCTACCCGCTGATGGGCGCTAATTGGCGCGGTGAGTTCTTTACCATCAAGGGTATATTTGGCTTTGATATGTGGAATTTCGGCTTTCGGTAGCACCATCCAGAACTCTTGTTCCGTTCCCAGAGCGATATTTTCTTTATCACCATACCAGATGCGTTCCGTACCGACCTTTTTCCCACGGTGCAAAATTTGCACCGTAGTAAAGTTTTGTTGCCCCCAACGCAGTAATTTTCTTGCCTCTTCCTCACGACCTTTTGCACTGTCAGCACCCATTACCACTGCAATGAGGCGACGCTGCCCGTCTACAGCCGAAGCAATGAGATTAAACCCAGCACCAGAAGTATGACCCGTTTTCAGGCCGTCAACATTCATGGTTTTATCCCACAATAACCCGTTACGGTTTTGCTGGGTGATACCGTTCCAGGTGAGGCTTTTCTCACTGTACATATGATAAAACTCGGGCTCGCCGTGGATGATAGCGCGAGAAAGCACAGCTAAATCATAAGCCGAGCTATGCTGGCCAGGTGCATCCAGACCATGCACTGTTTCAAAATGCGTATCCTTGAGATGCAGCTTCTCGGCATAGTTGTTCATCATTTCAACAAACTGCCGTTGCCCACCGGCAATATAGTCAGCCAGTGCAACACAAGCGTCATTTCCGGAATCCACAATTAAACCACGGCTTAAATCACGTACCGATACGCGATCGCCCTCTTTCAAAAACATCAGTGAAGAACCGACAAACACCGGATTATCTTTCGCCCACGCATCACGCCCCACGGTGACAATATCGTCCGGCGTAATGCGATGACTATCGATAGCGCGATCCACGACATAGCCCGTCATCAGCTTTGTCAGGCTGGCGGGATTGCGCTGTTGATGCTCATTACCCGCGGTGAGAATCTGACCGGTAGTGTAATCCATCAATACCCAGGACCCGGCATGAATCTCTGGAGGTTGAGGTGAAAAAGGGATGTTTTCCGCCGCAAAACCAGACGATAAATTAAAAACGAACAAAGAAGCAGCAATAATAAGACGGCGTTTCAACAGCAAACCCTCAGGTGTTTCAAATAGCTGTTCTTTTTACGGAAATACTTATGAACTGGCTGGAATAAAGTGCAAGAAAATGTGACTACTATCTCATTTTTATCTGACATGAACTGTTGCCACTCGCTGCCAAATTGTCGCGCTAAAGCTGATTAGCACGGTGATATTTGATACTCTGGCAGACAGCAGAAATAACGGATTTAACCTAATGATGAATGACGGTAAGCAACAATCTACCTTTTTGTTTCACGATTACGCGCAACACCCCTGAGAACCGCCATGAACAAGGGTTTCATGATTTGTGATTTTAGTTTGGTACGCAATTTGGTACACAACACAATTTTCACTTCAGCGGGTAGTCATCAAACTCACCATAACGAGCAGCGTTAATGATGATTGGTTGCGAAACAGGAACGTGAGAACCGTCTTCGTTCTCTACATAAACCTGAATCTGGTTTTCAGGATTTACCGGGTCAGTGTCAATTTTTCCGATATAAATTTTGCCATTGGCTACGGCTTTAAAAGAACGCGCCATAGTGAAGAGTTGCGAAGGCATGCTTACCACAACATTGGCTGTAATGTCTGTCATTTAATTTGCTCCAGATACAAGGAATCGCCGCAGCATGGCTACGGTGAATTTTGGGCATAAAAAAACCCAGCCGAAGCTGGGTCGTTGCGTTGGTTATCTGTCAGTAGTTATGTACTGAAGGAGGTAATTCTTTATTCTTAAGTCTCATCCATGCGGAAAGATTCGTTGGTCCGTCTGGCTCATTGATATCAACATCTCGTGTGTGGTTTATTAAAACGTCTCTCGCCATTCCAATAACATACGAGAACTCATGACCGTAGTCGTAGCATCTGCAGGAATAGTTCGATTGAATTTGCTTTAGCGCCGGATACAGTTCGCGGAATAATGCCTGTGAGCGGTTGGCATAATCCCATAACCATACAAGACTGTCTGTTTCTTTTGCGGAAAGCCCGTTGAGCTTCTTCTCTTGTTTGCCGATTAACTCTCCTTCAAGCGGAACGCGAGCAGCAAGTGACAGAGCTTCGGTAAACTGCTCCTCGCTGATTTCTTTATATGAACACCCAAAATGAGATTTCAGTGACGACCACATGGTGATCATCGCCTTCGCCTGTTTTTCTTTTGGCAGAGACTGACCGCGACTCATGACGAGTTGTTTAATGGCTTCCTGCTGCTCTTTGGTTATTTTGCCCGGCAACGCCTTTTTAGCTTTCGGTGTATTTCCGTAAGACCCCGTTTTACGAATGGATGGCAAAACTTCAGCTGTCACCCATTTGCGGAATTTGTGCGGGACTGAACCTTTATTGACGGCATCACGGCAGCGCAGAACCAATGTATACATACCTGATTCGCTCACAATGCTTAAATTCTGCTCACCGCCAAGGGTGTAACTTAAAGTTACTCCCTTCTCATCGTCATCAAGTGCAGTAAGCGCCTTGCGTGAGTTAGTCAGAGTTAAAGCATCACAAACATCTTTTGCTACAAACCACGGCGCACCGCACTTGTTGATGACGCGGATTTCACTGTCGCCGAATTTGAAGATGGTGAAATCGTTTTGTGCCTTTGCTATACTTTTCATGTCAATATTTCCCGATCAGATTTGTTGATGTAGAAGCCTCGCCAGTTCCCGCTGTCGGGGCTTCGTTATTTTTAGAGAGCATTCCGCATTTTCTCCCGGTACTTCAACCACCAAGCAAGTCCCTGAACCAACACTGAGTTTTCTGACATCCCCTCTTCCTTAGCGATGCGTTTCACCTCCTCCTTAAAACGGTACGGATACCGAAGAGTTGTCTTCACTTCATTCTTTTCCATTGATCACTCCTTTTTACGTAATGGCATTATGCCTTGAAAGCAATATGCCATCATTGAATATAAATAGCAATATGCCATCATTGTTTTTTTTGAGGTGATGTTATGGCTGAAAAGCAGGTTAAAGATTACGAAAAGTTTGTTGTGCGTTTCCCTGACGGGATGAGGGACGCGATTGCGGAGAGAGCCAAACGAAACGGGCGCTCTATGAACTCAGAGATTGTGCAGATACTGGAAGATGCCTTGAATGCAGAAAATACTCTTGGGGAAATAGCAGACAAAATCAACAGCGTCTCGGTTCCGCTAAATGTTGATGCGCTAGTTCAACTTCAAGCCCAGGTTATCGCCATGCAAAAAGAAATACAGGAAAAGTTCAGAGAGCAGAACGAAAAGTTGAGAGAACTACTAAATAAAAAACCCACCTGACGGTGGGCATAATCCATTACTGCGAAAGTTTGTTAATGGAAAGGAAGCCGCCAAAGTTGCCGACGTTATTGCGAAACTTACAGCCACTCAGGCATTTGCTGCATTTATCCTTCGTGATATCGGACGTTGGCTGGTCATATTCATCCGCGACAGCCGGACCGTGATAACCGCACTCATCGCCGCGATAGGTCCAGGTGCAGGTGTTGGCCAGCATGATACGTCCCGGAAAAACAGCGCCATCTGTTTCCGTCGGCGTGGACAGTACAAAGGAGGCACTCACCGCGCTCAGTTCGCTGCACTGCTCGATGCGCCAGCGGCTGATCACCTCCTGCTCCGGATCGGCGTCACTGTTTCCGTTAACGAAGTTCACCGCATCCAGAAAACGGGCGTAAACCTTACGCCGGACCACCGTTCCGCCGACCAGACTCTGCATATCTTCCACCATACCGGTGACCATGCCGTGCAGGTTAGAAACCGTCAGTGTCGGACGGGCAGCACTGCCCTTGCCGTTCAGTTCAAATCCCGTCCCCTGAATGGGATACGCCTGATACTGTCGCCCCTGCCAGGTGACCGGCTCACCTTTTTCGTTCTGCTCATTACAGAAAAAATAACGTTCTCCACCGACCTCTGTCAGGTCGATTTCCCAGAGCACCACGCTGGCAGACTGCTCCGCACGGGTGCATTCATTCAGTGTTTCCTGCCGGATATCCTGCATCAGTTCACCACCTGTTTAAACTCTGCGCTGAACTCAACACGCAACATACTGACCTGCGACGACCATTTTGCGCAGGTCACCTTTATCTGCCTGTAACCATAAGGCGGCGTCCACAGAAAGGCCTTCCAGCCCCCGTGCTCAGCCAGAAACGACTCCAGCGCCGTGGCCTCCTCACGGGAGACAGACAGCGTCACGCTGTACGTTTTCAGGTCAGCGTTCAGCCCGGCAGGCGCACGCTGGGAATAGCCATCACCAAAGCGCACCTCCCTGACGGAAGGGGCCGATGTCACATCCATACCGGGTTTCACTTTCCAGCGGAAGGTTTTCATCGTCCACCTCCGGAGAACAGGCCACCATCACGCATCTGTGTCTGAATTTCATCACGGGCACCCTTGCGGGCCATGTCATACACCGCCTTCAGAGCAGCCGGACCTATCTGCCCGTTCGTGCCGTCGTTGTTAATCACCACATGGTTATTCTGCTCAAACGTCCCGGACGCCTGCGACCGGCTGTCTGCCATGCTGCCCGGTGTACCGACATAACCGCCGGTGGCATAGCCGCGCATCAGCCGGTAAAGATTCCCCACGCCAATCCGGCTGGTTGCCTCCTTCGTGAAGACAAACTCACCACGGTGAACAATCCCCGCTGGCTCATATTTGCCGCCGGTTCCCGTAAATCCTCCGGTTGCAAAATGGAATTTCGCCGCAGACAACTTCATGTGTGTTGCTGTCAACAGCAAGATGCAACTTTCGCCAGATACGACGGCGCTCTTTGCCGTGCTTTCTGACTTTCCATTCGCCTTCACCAAAGACCTTCAGCCCGGTGGAATCAATCACCAGGTGTGCGATTTCACCCCGGGTGGACGTTTTGAAACTGACATTAACCGACTTTGCCCGCTTACTGACACTGGTGTAATCCGGGCAGCGCAACGGAACGTTCATCAGGGCAAAAATGGAATCAATAAAACCCTGCGCAGCCCGCAGGGTCAGCCGGAATACGCGTTTAATCACCAGAACGGTGGTGATGGCGAGATCAGAATAGCGCTGGGGCCTTCCTCGTGATGAAGGCGTTGCCGACTCATACCAGGCCTGAATCGCCTCATCATCCAGCCAGAAAGTGAGGGAGCCACGGTTGATGAGAGCTTTGTTGTAGGTGGACCAGTTGGTGATTCTGAACTTTTGCTTTGCCACGGAATGGTCTGTGTTGTCGGGAGGATGCGTGATCTGATCCTTCAACTCAGCAAAAGTTCGATTTATTCAACAAAGCCCCTTAGAGCTAATTTCAGAACCACCAACACCCTCAATATAGTTTGATCTCCATGGTGACTCTTCGTGTGTCATGTTCCTCAGTTTCCAGGCAGAAAATTGCCCAAAAACATCCCAGACTTCTTCTAATAACTCTAACTGTTCTTCGCTGAATTTTTCAGCATCAAAAGACTCTGGAGAAGGGATAGCGCCATTACCATATTGTTTATAACGGCGATAAAGCTCAGGGACAACAGGGCCATGCATCCAAGCTTCCATCTTATTCTGAAAAAGAGGCTCGCCAAGCAACGCCAATGAAAAACCCTGAGCATAGTAAACAAGCTTTTGTAATTTTAAATTAGAGATTGTGTCACCGCTATCCTCGTCACACCGCGACAGGAAGTAGTCGGCGACATCAAAACAAGTAAGCATGAACACACCTCCATCTTGATAGCCACAGCTAAGTATCCAACTATGTCAAATGTCATTTAATACTATAACAAAGCTATCAGCAATCCTTCGGAGGCTAACTTACAACCACTTTAGCGACATGTTTAAACCATTACGTTTCACATTTACTGCATTTTCGCCGAAGTTACCTATAAGGTAATGTCACATTTCCTGCAAGTTTCATGCAATGTTGAAAAGTGAGCTATTCACTTTTCTATGACACCAAACACCAAAAATAGCACTTTTTGCTAAATCATTCGTCCAAGTTGTGGATGGTTTGTCGTTGACACGTTTTCACACACCACTCCACCAATACATTATCATCTGGTATCCTGCGCAAAACTAAGGAGGTTGGTGTGCTTGAATGGTTTCTGTTGGCTGCATTAGTCGTTTCTGGTTTGGTGTATGAGTATCGAATGCACTCTCTAACAAAAAAAATAGGAATTCTAGAAAACGAATATTGTGCTCTCAAATCCTCACTGGAACGTGAGCAAGGAGACTTAAAAGTCTCTCTGTCTAGCATTGAGCGTTCTATAGAGAGCCTAGAGGATAAGGTTGATCGTATAAAGAATGAGGATATTCATGATATTAAGGACGACATATCCTTCTTAAAATCTTGGTTGAAAAATGTTGGTAAAATTGCCAAATCAACACGAGATAAGCTCAATCCATCCATGGATGACTAATTACTCCTGTGCCATTCCGCTTAGCGATGCCACAATTCCAGCCCTTGCTAAACGCTGGAACTCTTCGTTTCCTAGTGCCTCGCGTATTGCTTTTACGGCGGCCTTATTTGCCATAAATCTGCGTTCTGCCGCCGCTAATGCGCCATCACTTGCCCCAACCTTAACTGCCTTTGTTGCCTCTTGAACAGCCTTTTCAATAGCGTAACGACCACTTCTGGTTGCGGATAATTTCGCTATCGATCCTTTTGCTATCGCATCAATTGCTCCACCTGCAGCGCCACCAACTATTGCTCCAATAACACCTCCTCCAGAGAACCCTGCGATAGCGCCAGCGGTTGGAAAAGCGCCAGACAATACCCTCTCCTTTTATCCCTGTATACAGGCCATCAATCAGAAAATTAACAGAAAAAACTGAAAAGATGTCTGTGAATTACACTTATCAGTCAATATGTTCTAACATCTTATAGTCTGGTTATCTCACCACGAACATTTTTAATACTTCCTGATGCGCAATCAAAATAGCACGAGTTTTCCTTAACAATCATTGACTCTGTTATTTTTTCTCTGCTCAGAGGATGAGGTGAACTTGTGTTAACAAGATTTTTTAATGATTCTTTATCATATAAAGTACATACATCTGAATTTCCAGCATTTCTCATAATCACACCATGCTCAGGGATGCATAATGTAATCGGGCATGTTAATGCCTCTTCAGTCGCCCTCAGAGATGACGAGTTAACATTAAATGAGCATTTTTCTATTTGCGCTAACACCAACTCTGTTTGCATTACAGAAGGACGAGGTGGAAAAACATTCGGGCTGGGTATACTTGCCAAAATCTGGCGGCCGGATAGCCCTCCATTAAGGTCGCGTTCAAGACGATTAACATTATTCAATGCAGTTTGTAAAGCTCTCTCTGATAATCCTTCAGGGCTTACACTTCCCATAAAGAAGCCTAAAAAGACAGAACGTATTGTAACAATAGTGCTCCCCATCTGAACCTGAGCTCCTCCGTTAAAAGCCAGTGTTCGTATGCCAGAAAGAGTATCCGGCGGTATTTCCCCCAGTCCCCCACTCGCTGTTAGATATGGTGTTAAATTTATTGGCATAATAAAACCCCCATTAACTTCATTAACATTTTACTTGATTTCCTGTTGAAGCATCTTACTTGTCACAATGTTTTCACACACCATTATCAGTCTTGCAAAAGATAAGACTCCATTATCAAGCCAAAATAAATTTAACTTCATTAACAAACATCACCATGACATGACAACAAAAAACCGGAGCCCGGCTCCGGTTTTGTGAAGCTGTCGGGTTACTTCATCCCGCCAATATTTTCCCACGTCCCGTCAGCACGCAGGATTTGCAGCGGTCTTACCACACACTGTATCAGCTTTTTATCTGTATCCAGTATCACCACCTGTGTGATTACCCTGTCCTGCTCCGGAATAATGCCATTCTCATCTGACTCCAGGATGTCTGCCGGCCCCAGTCGCAGTTGTGCTGTAAGCGACTGCACGTGTTCACGGCCATCATGCTTTCCGCAACCACACAGACGCTGCATAAGTTTTTTTAGTATATTCATGTCATTCTCCTGTTCTGCCTGTATCACTGCCCACTTCATCCAGCCCCTTGACATCCTGCCACGGCCCGTCACCAAACCTGACCTGCAAATGCTGAAAAAACCCCTGAACCCGTGTGGCATCTTTGGGGTCAAGAAAGGTCAGTCCGGTGATGAGTGCGCCATCTGTATCCGGGAACCAGCCATTGCTGTTTGTCTCAATAATGTTTCCCGGCCCCAGACGGG